AACTCATCTACATCACTAATAACCTGTCCTACTTTCATCTTTTCCTCCAAAAGAGGGCAGGAGCCCCTCACTCCTGCCCTTGCAAACTGCTGCCTGATTTACTGGTCTGACGTGTTTTCCTCCAGTTCCATCAGCATCATCATAGTTTTATTGTCCTGGTTCATAGAATTCTGAATAATCAAATCCACTTCTTTCGGCACCTTAACCTTCACGCCTCTTTTGATTCTGTATATTTTGCCATTAAGCCCGACAGTGATATCTTCTCCCTTGTTATTCATATCAATAGGGTAAATCTTCTCAACCACTTCTACTTTTGCATTCGCCATGTTATCTTTCTCCTTTATCCATTAATAGGGATATCCCTGTTAGGAATATCCCCGGGTTATTTAGTTAGCATCTACTACTGCTGACTTTGATGTTACACTCTCAATCCTCATCATATACTGTTCGATCAATCTGAGTGCTGCAGAAGTTGCCTTCCATCCTACTGAACTTCTCTGATTAAGAGGGTCATCGCCATAACCAAGCTGCTTAATAATATGCTTAAGTCCTCCACCTTCAATCTCTGTAACACCATACGCGTTACCACCAAGAACCAATGTTCCGAATACTGCCAGTCCATCCGGGCATGTGTCATCTTTCCAAATCTTTGCTTCAGATGTTTCAACGAATCTAATACCGGCAATTTTTCCGATTTCTCCCTCGAACAAATTCTCGGCAGTCGTATACTTTTGCCAGTCCTGCCATCCTTCAAGTTTCATTATATCCGCCGCAACATACGGATGAACAATTGAGACATAAGATCCATCTATCTTTGGTGCATGTGCTGTCTTGAGAGCTGCTGCCACATCAATAAGCAACTCAAGCGTTATCTTGCATGATGCATCAAGATTTTTTCTTGTCAACACAGCCGTCCCATCGCTCTTTGGTGCATAATACACGTTTGTTCCGCCGGCAAGACTCTCTCTTGTTACAGAATCAAGTGTTAACCCTGCCTGCTGTCCATTTAACTTTGTAGCTTCAACTACATTGTTATCAATCGTTGTAATCTGCAGTATATCGGTTAATCCAATCCAATCACCGTACTGATTAACTGTCGTACTCTTTTCGGTGATATTCATCTTATTTCCTTTTGGTGTAACACCTTCCTCAAGTGGCTTCATAGCCTTTGGCAAGCTGTCATATTTCCTGAAACTAATGGTTTTACCATTATTCTTAGGAATCGGTCGCTTCACCCCGAACTGATTGTGTATTAGGTTTGGACCTGCTTCTTCAATCAATACCTTCGAATAAAACTCCTTCATTTCTACACTCATACCTGCGTCAGTAGTTCTATTCTCGTCTATACCAGTCCCACTATCTGCTCCGTCAAATCTTTTAAGATTCAATCTTAAATCTATGCTTTTTTCCAGCTGTCTCTTCTTCATTACATTTCCTCCTACAGGGTTATCTTTTCCCCTCTTTCTACTCTTCGAATAACTTCCTTCATATCTTCTTTTGACCATTTACTTGGATCTGACTTCACAACTGTACCGGATGAACTGCCTACTCCATTCTCCTTCGGTCTTGTACCGGAACGGACTTCGTTAACCACCTTGTTTTTAACTGCATTTGCTGTTGCCTGCATAGCTCCCTGTATAATTTCATCATGATGAGCTACTTCATATGCTGTCTTTACATCAATTCCATTCTTTAACAGTCCGGAAAATCTTTCATCAGCTAACTCTGCGTGAATATCAAAGTTTGGATATATGGCCTTTACTTCTTCAGCTTCTTCCATCCAGTTCTGATATATTGCATCTGCTTCCTTCTCCCGGTTATACTGCTCAACAGAAGCCCTGAGTTGTTCATTTTCCATTTTAAGCCTCTTAATTGCTTTAAGCTGCTCAACAGATATTCCACTCTCTAATGCCTCTGCTTCATACATTGCATCATCATTCTGGACCGCGTTGATGATTCCATCAATATCTGTGGCCGAGACACCATATTTGTCCGCAAGCATATCTACTATTGGACTCACTCTCTTGTAGTTATCTTCCCTTGTTCGGTTTTCATTGAACCGTTTTCTCAGAATCTTCTGTACAGACTTATTGTAATCATCCTTATACTTGCCCTTAATAAGCTCTTCAAATGTTGGTTCTTCCGGTTCATCAGATTCATCAGATTTATCATCCACATTATCAGATTCTTTTGCAGCGTCGTCCTGCTTTCCATACCTGACATTGTCAAGTTCACGACCGTCATTCTGGCCGGCGTCACCAGTATTGTTTTCGCCCGTCCCTTCTGAAGTCCCCTGGGTTGCCCCTTCGTCGAATCTTCTAAGGTTTAATTTCATGTTAATCATAGTTGTCTCCCCCTACTCTATCGTCTTTCCGATGTGTCTAATTTGATATTAATACATTTACTCTCCACACATGGGTACTTTTCTACCCCAAATTTTAATTATCTGAAATAAATAAACAAACATTCAACGGATATTCTCTTGCAAGCGCACGAAATCCCGTCTCAATAACTTCAAGTGCCGTATAAAAACTTTCAGATATTGCCCTTATCTTCAATGTCACATCACCTGATAATCTCTTAACTTCTATAAATTCTGCTGCCTCTTTGTGGTTATATACCCACTCTGTTAACATATGCTCCGATATCGATAACGCTGAACAAACAATGTCATTACCTGCCATATATCCGGCATGTCCTTTAATTTTAATCGTTACATTTTTGTCCTTTAATATACTAATTATTGTCATATATCCTCCTTATCTGACACTGGCTGCACTTCTTGCCTTAGCGGCTGCCATATCCGCCTGACTAATTCCTGCTCTGCTTACAATTACATCCGGAGTTGCCATATCTGGATACTGTGTCATTTGCTCGGGAATTGCCATGCCGCTCATCTCTTCTATAATCTGTGACATCTGTAAAATCTGTTGTTGCATCTGCTCCATTTTCTGGTACATGTTTCCATTGTTTTTTATCTTCTCAATAATTTTCTCTTTTCCGTCAAAATCCATGATATCAAGAAGACCTAATGCCTGATCAGCAAGTTCAGGGTTAAATATTCCAAGCCCATATAGCTGTATCGCGAGTTCGTTCTGACTCATCCTTGAATATGTTGCCTTTTTACTCGCACTTACCTTAATATCAAATATCGGAATCCTCTCACCATATTCAACACCAAAATCACTTGTCTGCTCCTGCGGCTTAATCATTGTATTGTCGAAATATTCATACTCATACGCGACACCTTTCCCTGTAATCCTAAAACATCTTGGTGCCGTGTAAAACTGTCTCATCAGCTCCATTACAAGATAGCACTCTTTGATAAATGCTCTGTAACTTGACCCTATCATATCTCTTGACAACTTACTTCCTGCTTCCATAAGTGCACTAATTGCAGATGCTGCAGTAACACCATTTGATGTTCCCCCTTGGGAAAAATCCCTATTGCCCGATGTCTCTTTCAACTCTTCAATCTTATTTTGAAGCACATTAATATATATGCCACTCATTGGGCTTGTGGTGAGCTCTCTAAATGCATTCTCACCAAGATTATTAGACGGGGTTCTGATTACCGTCTTCTCCAGATCTGTCAGGTCCTTTTCATTAATTCCCATCTGGTCACTCACAATATATCTTCTTTTACATGCCCCAAGAGCATTATTCATTATGCACTTGTTTAATCTGTCAATATAGCTCTCCGGCGATTTCATTATATCAATATATCCGAATCCGCATGGTGTTCCTTCTTCCACAAACAAAGTATCGAACACAAACGGGTACATTCCGTGGTCATAATAACCCTTGTCCCTATATTCCTCTTCATTCTCTGACGCGTATAATACCTTATCACCAGCAAATTTTACATAATGGAGTACCGTTTTACCATCCACATTTTTCTTATAGTACCAATCTACGATTATTGTTTTGTCAGATGTATCAATATTGTCATCATACACATATTTTGCTATGTCAAGTGTTGGCATAGCCCCCACTTCTATCTCCGGATACATTGACTTTATTTTGTCATTACTAACCAAAGTTACGTGAAACATATTAGAACTCTCTTGTATATCATCTATTCCCGGTTCCCAAAACAAATTAAGAATATCAATCTTTTTAATATCTATATCCCCCAGACCGTTCTCTTTATCTGGATTCCAAAAAACTCCCTTAACGCCTGTCCCCTGCTTTAATTTGTACCACCATACATTACTGTACGTGTCTTCGTAACCGTTATATTCAAGCAGCGTCGGCAATATCTTTGATAACATAGCTGCTGCCGCTTCATCATCACGAGTTCTTGCAAGAATATTAGGCTCCGGATAATTATCCATGGCATCAGCATGCTTATTCGCTATTGAATTAAACAACCATGCGGATGTGGGCTCATCATCACTCTCCTTATCCTTGCGTAGCAATTCCCAGTGACGTAACTTCCACCACTGCTCGTTTTCTACGATGCGCTTTTCAAGGTTAATCTTGCCTTCCTTATACTTTTTCAACTTCTCTGTTGCTTCCCTTATTTCATCTATTCCTATTACCGGTTTCTCCACACGAACACTCTGTTCTGTTTCCAAACTTACACCTTTTTTCTTCATGCTAACCTCCTACATTTTGTAATGCCTATTATTTTTAATGTCAAATAACTCTAGCGGATCATTCGCCATCATACGCACTCTTGCATTCTCCCGAGGCGATATAGGATGCTCC